CAATACATTACGGCGGTACTAGAAGTGGAAAGACATACGCTATCTTACAATGGATAATAGTAAAGTGTTTAGAAGGAAGGGAAGATGTGACAATAGTAAGAAGGACAATACCTTCACTCAAAAGAACTCTACTTAAAGATTTCAAAGAAATAATGCAATCGTTAGGAATATGGAATGATAATGATTTCAATATATCAGATAGAGTATATAAGTTCTATACTGATTCAGAAATTAAATTTGTATCAACAGATGATCCTGAAAAACTAAGAGGATTGAAATCATCAATTTTATATATTGACGAAAGTAATGAGATAGATTCAGAATCGTTCTTTCAATTGAGTATTCGTACAACAGGTCCTATTATACTATCACTTAACCCAACTGTATCACCTCACCATTGGATTAGAGAATTACAAGATGCTACTCAATACTTTACAACGTTTAAAAACAATCCATATCTTCCTAAAGAGCAGGTTGATGCAATTAAAGGATTAGAAAAAACAAATCCAAAAGCATGGAAGGTATATGGATTAGGTGAGTTTGTAAGTAATGAGAAAGCTGTATTCCAATTCAATATATGTGATTGGGTACCTGAAGATGCTGAATTTGTTTGTATAGGGATTGATTTTGGATATTCAAATGATGCGACTGCAATCATATCATTATTTAGAAGGGATAGAGATATATGGATAGTAGAGAATTGTTATGAAACAGGATTAGTGACAGGAGATATAGATAAGAAATTAAGAACTATTGTTGGAGATAATCGTTGGGAAATATGGGCGGATAGTGCTGAACCACGTCTGATAGAAGAATTATACCGATTAGGATATAATATAAGACCGGTAGTAAAAGGAAAGGATAGTATTAACTTTGGTATTCAAGTACTTCAGAACTATACAATCAACATACCAAAGACTTGTCAGAACTTAGTAAATGAATTCTATGGATACGAATGGGAAGTAGACCGTTTCGGTAGACAACAAGATAGACCCATAGATTATGGGAATCACTTAATCGATGCAGCTCGCTATGCAGCAATGATGAGGTTATCGCAGGTAGCAACTGCTAAAGGAAAATATGTAATTAGAGTACGATAAAATAAAATAATATGGAAGATAAACAATACCTACAAATAGGAGAAGCTCAAATAGATGAGAAAGCAGTGCTGGAAATGGCAGCATACATTAATCACTTAGAAACTGAGAATGGAAAGATAATGGAAGAACTAAAAGCTTCTAAAGCTTATTTATCTGCTACAATACAACAAAGAAACTCTGCTACAAATAAGTTGAGGACAGTATTGGAAAATAGGATTAACACAATTGATATCACAAACATACCAATACAATCAGCTGAATTTGAAATGGTAGGAGAACTAATCAATCCTGAACAATGGGCAGTACCTGAAGGGAGAGTAATAACAACACCTAAATCAGATAAAAAATAATATGAAACAAGAGATAAAATTAAAAGTACCTACAAGTTGGGAAGCAGTAACACTTAAAGATTACTTAGCATTAAGAAAAGATATGGAAACATATAAGGATGAACCTGAAGCACTAACAGCTTGTCTATTTCATCACCTATGTAAGTTCCCAGTACAATATCTAAACCAAATGGATATAGATACCTATGTAGCAATCAAAAGAGATTTAGAAGGTTTCTTTAACAAAGCTGACCATCCTTTAAGAAGATTCATCACAATAGATGGAGTGGAATATGGATTCGAACCTAACCTATCTAATATGGCGTATGGTGCGTATGTTGATATATCAAAGTATGAAACAGTAGGTGTAGATGAGAAATGGGCAGAGATAATGAGTATCCTTTATAGACCTGTTGTAAAGAAGCAAGGAGCTCTATATGATATAAAGGTATATGATGGTGAACTATATGCAGATAAGTTTATGGATGTATCAATGGATGTACATTTTGGAGCACTTTTTTTTTTCAAGAGTTTACTCGAGGACTTGCAGAAAGATACCCTGAACTCTTTGATGGAATCGACGGAACTTCCTCGGAGCATCAAATCAATTTTGGAAAAAAGTGGCGTTCTTACTCATCAATTATCCAACTGGCACAAAACGATATCCTAATGATGGATGCTGTGGTAGAAGAACCATTAGAGAAATGTTTACTATGGTTAGCATACCAAGCTGATAAATTCCAATTAGAAGATATAATGCACAGACAAGCGATGAAGAAGATACAAGCATCTTAATGTATTATTTTTTAGTTTCAGATTGTTAAAACATAAAGTAATCCTATGAAGCTCAAAACGTATCCCGTACCTAAACCTAAAAACGAACCAACTATATCGTTAAGTTCGCCTAGGAAAGGTAATAGAATGGGTTGTTTATGTAGAAACAAAAACACTTATTCAATTAAATGTTGTGATAAGACGATGGGAGCACAGGGTATCGGTCTAATTTATAAAACTCCATAACATGCCAACACCAGCTAGAAATCAAAACCAAAGAAAGAATTCAGGTATTTATTTCGGTCCAACTAGAGGTAGAGCAATACCGAAGAATAGACGTAGAGGTTGTTTGTGTGTGGATTCTGACATATACTCAAGTGAATGTTGTGAGGGAGCCTTAGTTAATCAAACAATAGGTCAAACCCAATCAGCAGTAGTAACGAGAGGAGCATTCAGTAGTGGATTTAGTAATGGATTTGATATAGGTAATATATAAAAATATATAAATATATAAAGAGATGTCTCAATTAAATAAAACACAGTTAGCAGCTGAAAACCAAAGTAGTTTCCCAAATAATAATGTAGGGGCTATTACACCAACGTTACTTAGAGAATTCAATACTGACATGATTGATTCTTTGGTGGACGAGAGTTCATATAATATTGATTCAGCTTCACTATCAGGTAGTGTTGCATCAGTACAAAACCAAGTTAATTCATTAGTATTATCCGGTAGTGGTATAATAGTAAGTGATGAAGGTACAGTATTAGGAAGTGTAACACAAATGAATTTCATAGGACCAACATTAGCAATTAATGTGACTGGTTCAATGGGTAACATTTACGCTAACACATCTGGATTAGCAACAACTGGTTCAAATATATTTGTAGGCAATCAAACAATAAATGGAAACATATCAGCAAGTGGAACTTTTACAGCTTCATTAGCACAAGGATATGCGTGGATAGGTGGAGTAGGTAACGTTTCTAATTTAGTAGCAACATCTTCGTTCATAGCAATAGGTACTTCAGGTACATCTGGTACTTCTGGTACACTTGGTACTGCTGGTTCATCTGGTACTTCTGGTACACGTGGTACTGCAGGTAGTGGGGGAAGTAGTGGTAGTAGCGGTGTTAGTGGAACTTCAGGAACTAGTGGATTAAGTGGTAGTTCAGGTTCTTCTGGAACTTCAGGAACATCTGGTGTAAGTGGTAGCAGTGGTTCAAGTGGAACGAGTGGTACTTCAGGAACATCGGGTGTTAGCGGAAGTGATGGAACTTCTGGAACAAGCGGCACATCCGGAATCTCTGGTACATCAGGTTCTTCAGGAAGTAGTGGTACAAGCGGCTCAAGTGGTACAAGTGGTATAAATGGTACAGCTGGTAGTGGAGGTTCATCAGGCACATCAGGAACATCAGGTGTGAGTGGTAGTTCAGGAAGTAGTGGAACATCAGGAACGTCTGGCGTTAGTGGAAGTGATGGTTCATCAGGAACAAGTGGCACTTCAGGAACAAGCGGAGTTAGTGGCTCATCAGGTAGTAGTGGTACATCAGGTACTAGTGGAACTTCGGGTGTTAGTGGAAGTTCAGGCTCATCGGGTACATCAGGAACATCTGGCACTAGTGGTACATCAGGTATTAGTGGTAGTGATGGTACAAGTGGGACTAGTGGAGTAAGTGGTAGTTCAGGTTCTTCTGGAACAAGCGGCACATCAGGTGTGAGCGGAAGTAGTGGAACATCAGGTACTTCAGGATTATTATCTTTGACAGGTACAACTGATAATGGTGTTATTACTTTAAATGGAAGTGCACCAAACGGAACAGTAGAAAGCAATTTAACATTTGATGGTAATACATTAAGTGTAACTGGAGATATAAATGTAACTGGAGCAATAACTGCTTCTAAACTATTAGTACAACAAGAAACATCTTCAATAATATATTCATCAGGCTCAAATCAATTCGGTGATGCATTAGATGATATACAAACTCTTTTTGGTAGAGTAATAATAACAGGCTCTTTAAATGTTTCTCAATCCTTTACAGCTTCTTTATCAGAAGGATATGTTTGGGTTGGTGGTGTTAATAACATATCAACATTAGCAACCACATCATCATTAGTATTTAATGGTACTTCTGGTACTTCAGGAACATCTGGTGTAAATGGAACATCAGGAATCAATGGTACGAGTGGCATTAATGGAACTTCTGGTATAAATGGTACTAATGGTACAAACGGAGTAGATGGTTCTGCAGGCACATCAGGAACATCAGGTGTGAGTGGTACAAGTGGTATTAACGGAACAAGTGGTATCAATGGAACATCAGGTATCAATGGAACATCAGGTATCAATGGTACTTCTGGTTTAGACGGAACTTCTGGTGTGAACGGTACATCAGGAACAAGTGGTACATCTGGATTAACAACAATATTAACAATAGCAGATGAAGGTACAGCTCAAGGTTCAGCAACATTCTTAAACTTTAGTGGAAGTGGTGTTACTGCAACTGTAAGTGCTGGTACAGCATCAATCATAATAAGTGGTGGAGGTAGTGGAGTAGGATTTCCTTTCTCTGGCTCTGCACAAATAACAGGCTCTTTAGGAGTAACTGGTTCAATAAATCAATCAATAGGTGTATTTAGTGGAAGTGTAATATCAAACATATATGATACATTCACAACTGTACCACCTGTAACGAATGTAATAACCCTTCCATCAGCTTCTTATGGAGAATTACTTGCATCTGGTTCAACTGACCCTAACACAATGTATATCATT